CAAGGGCGTGGACGCTAATCCCAATCCGGGTGAGGGGTATCGTGGCTACCATCATCACCGCTATATTGTCTGGCCTGAAGGCAACACGCTGCATTTTGTGCCCAAATATCCCTTGATAGAGTTTATCCGGTGTGAGGATGTTGCTTTGTGCAATGTGTTGCGGGAGGGTGCAGCCGCTTGGAATTCCTATTATTTGTGGAAAAACGAGGTAAGATTTAAGCGATACGAATACCCATTTGACTTTAGTCTTGGGGAATACGGTGAGGTTCTGAGTCGCGCTATTAATGAAAACCAAAAGTCCAGCCATGAATTTTCCAAGATTATAGCGGAATTTGAATGGCAACGAGACGTTAATAAGCAGAGGAAAGCTGTGTCATGAAGAAGGTGTTTATTTTCGTTCCCGCTTTCGGCAATACCCTGACGGCCACGACTTTTCTGTCCACCCATCAGATCAGCCAGATGTTAACGTCGAAGTCGGTGGGGGCGTCGGTTTCCACGCTATCGTTCCCCGATATAGCGGAACTGCGGTCGATGGTTGCCACCATTTGGCACGATACCATGCCGGACATTGACTACCTCTTGTTTATCGATGCCGATATGGGGATCGATCCGAATATGGTTCTCGACATGCTGGTGTTTGATGAGCCGATCGTGGGGACGATTTATCCGCAACGCAAATTGCCGGTGTCGTGGGCCGGGTCCGGCGAGGGATCGCCGCAAAGCGAACGCCGCGGCAATTTCATGAAGGTTGAGGGGGTGGGAATGGGCTGTACTTTAATACACAAGAGCGTGGTAAAAACCATATTGGAGAAGTTTCCGGAGCTTGCGGACTACCGCATTGATCTGCATCCGGCGGCAGGCATTTTGCGGCAGGCGGGGGCCAATCGAATTATTCGATGTTTTGAGAAGTTGGATATTCCGGAACGCGGCGTCGTCAGCGAAGACCTGTCGTTTTGCATCCGGTATCGGCGCTGTGGCGGCCAGGTATGGGCAGCGATTGGTTATGACGTGTCTCATGTCGGCCAATTCGACTATCGTGGGAACTACCTGCAGCACATCACGCAAGGTCAGCAGATGGCGGAAATGCAGCAGAAAGTGGCGGAGGCTGGGCAGCAACCAGCGCCTCCGCCTCCGGGATGGATGCCGCAACCCAGCCAGCCGCCTGTTATGGCCCCAATGTTGCCAGCACAGCAGGTGCAGTTCCAGCAACCAATGATCGCGCAGGTTTCCGTCAATGGCGGCGATGCCTCTATTGATGCGCGATCATTGCAGAAAGATTACGAAAAGGCGCGGCAGGCGATGAATGAGACCGCCTTTGGCGATCCTCCGAAACGCAAGCGTGGCCGTCCGAGGAAGCAAAAGCCGCTTGCCGCGTCGGAGCAATCGGCGTAGGCTGTCAGGAAATCAGCGATAGGAGGCTGCCATCTGCGATTATTCGCTCCAAGCCGTCGCTTCGCGTCCTGCCGAAGTCGGCGAGCACCTCGTCACCAAGAATTTCGTTTCCGGCACAGCCGGCTTTGCCCCCGCCAGTGGCGAGGATGTTGCGGTTTGCGTTCTTCCCGGTACTGAAATCGCGTTCGAGGAAGACATCATGTCCGCCGGAAAGCTGGACGGCCTGTATCGTGGGATGGTCTTCACCACACGATCAACCAAGGTTGGCCGGTTCTGTCAGGTCAAGAAAGACGAGAAGTTTACGCATCACGATGCGCTGGAACTCCCGAATGGCGACATCGTCTTGCTGAATTGGCTAAAATCCGGTCAGAAAGCCAATGTCCTTCAGCTTCCTGCGGCGCCAAAGACCGCCGAAGAAGCAAAAGAGCAGCAACGGCTCGAGTACGTTGAGTGATTGTGGGAACGGGCGGCGCTTGACATGCCGTCCGTTCTTGCCCTATACGGCATGGAACTACATTTCCTGCGCGCCGCAGGAAAGACGATGATCGGACGAGCAGCGCCTGCAGTCTTGATCCCCTGATCGTCACGCGCCGTGACGGTTTAACCGCCCCACTAACCATGGCAGCGCCTGCCGGGTACGGGCTGATAGCCCTAGCTCGGAGCCTAACGCCGTGGCTAATACACAGTCGCAGTACGGATTCGCCCATTTCGGCTATTTGCCTGGGTATGCCGTCGACTATCAATTGACCCAAGTTCCCATCCGTCCGGCCTACTCGACGCAAATCGGGTTTGGCGATCCGGTCGTCAAAGAAGCGACTAATTCGGCTTTTATCGCCTTGGCGACGCCGACAACCGTTACGTCCAACGTCCTGATGGGCATTTTTCAGGGTTGTTGGTATACGCCAAGCGGCGGCGGCGCACCGATTTACTCGCCATTCTGGCCTGGAGCGCAGGGCGGCACGGTCGCAACCGCGTACATCATTAACAGCCCAGGCGCCTTGTTCAGGGTCGCGTCTTACAGCGCCCCGCTCGGTTCCGGCACCATTGGCGAACTTGTGAACTTCTCCGGCGGCGCCCCCAACACGACAGGCGGCGGCTTCTCGATCGCAACCATTGATCCCGGCACGGTTGCCACGGCTGGCACGACGGCTTCTGCCCTGCCTTTCAAGATTGTGTCGCTCTATCCCGGCATCGGCAACGGGTCGGACCCGACCACTAACTACAATTGGGTAATCGTCGCATTCAACAGCCAGACCTACCGCACGTTGGGCGGTGGCCTGTAAGGAGCAATGACCAATGCCCGTCGCATTAGCAAACATTCGGTCGGAATTGCTTCCTGGACTGTTCGATGTCCGCGGCAGTTACGACATGATCCCACGGCAGTGGGACCGAGTCTTCACGACACGCCAATCGAACATGGCGGTCGAACGCTCGACGCAAATGGCGTTCGTAGCGTTGCCGTACCTCAAGGATGAGGGGGCGGCAACACAGTTCGACAACAACTCCGGCGAGCGATTTACGTGGGCGTTCGTGCATCTTGAGGTCGCGCTGGGTTACGCAATCACGCGCAAGGCCATTGATGACCTGCTTTACAAGCAGCAGTTCAATCCGACCAATCTGAAGCTTCAAGAGGCTTTCGCGCAGTTCAAGGAAATTCAGGCGGCAAACGTCCTGAATCTTGGGCAGACTTATAACGCTTCCATCGTTGGCGATGGTGTGGCGCTGTTCTCGGCCTCACATCCGTTCGATGGCGGAACCTGGGCCAATACCTCGACTGTGCCCAAGAGCCTCAACGAATCGACGCTGTTGGCCGATATGACCAACGTTCGCACCCAGTTCGTCAACGAACGCGGCTTGCGTATTCTGTCGCGTGCCAGGCGTCTTGTGGTGCCGCCGAACCTCGAGCCGATCGCTATTCGGTTGACCAAGACGGAGCTTCGACCTGGTACGGCCGACAACGATGTGAACGCCATCCTGACGCTTTCGGGCGGTCTGCCGGAAGGCTTCATCGTTTTGGACTTCCTCACGAGCAACTTCGCGTGGTTCCTGACCACGAACATCGAAGGGCTCATCCACATGCTGCGCGTGCCATACGAGAGCGACATGTGGGTTGACAATATTACTGACAACCTGCTCGTAAAGGCCTACGAGCGTTACAGTTTCGGGTACAACGACCCACGTGCAGCGTGGGGCGAGTTCCCATCTTCGTAATGCGCGACTGACGGAGCGACCTTATGGGTGACACTAATTTCCGCGGTCCCGTAGTCTCGATGGGGGCTCTCGAGGTCGAGAGCGGCACATCCGCTTCAATCCAGCCGTTCGACGGACCGAGCGGATCGTATCAGGGCTATGCGCTGCTTGATCCGCATGCTGTGTATCCTGCGACTGGGAATCCGGCTACGGCGCCGGCCTTTATGGTCAACCCGTCGCTGATCGGTGTTGATACCATTCCGCAGACTTTCAACACGACGTTGCTTGGGGCGGCGCAGATCGGAACCATCGGTTCAACAGTCGCTCTAGCGACGGTCGCGGTGACGAACTTTTCGGCTGGCGCGGCTTCGATTGCTTTCGGTGTGCCGTTTATCCCGAGCGGCACGACAACGCCGATCAATGTCATTGCGCTGGATTTTGGCTTTACCACGGGCACGACGGTAGCCAATAGTTCCGTGGTGACTTGCCCGAATAATACGCTGTTCCAGGTTGGACAATGGGTTGTTCTGGGCAATGTGGCCAATGCGGCGGGTACGGCGAGCCTAATCACGCAGGTGCAGTCGCTTGGCTCGACGGCGGGTGCCACGAGTTCCATTACGGTCGGTCCGAACCTGCCGGCGACAGCGCTTGGCATCCCTATCGGCGGGGCCAATGCGTTCGCCACGGGATTGGTGCCGCCCGCCTATCAGTTTGGGCCATCGGCCACAATTCCGAACGGAGTAACCAAGCATCTGGCGGCCGGTAAGTTGCGCGTTGCAAATCCGGCCGAGAATTGCGCTCGCGGTTTGCAGGTACAGGTATCCACCAACGCCGCATCCGGTGCGGGCGCTGTGACCATTACGGGTTACGATATCTATCACAACCTGATGACCGAACAGATGACGGCTTCGGCCGGTACCACTCCGGTCTATGGCAAGAAGGCGTTCAAGTACATTTCATCCGGCGTGTTCACGGCCAATACGGGGACGGCCAATCTTAGCCTTGGCATTTCCGATGTGATGGGGTTGGCGTTCAAATGTGACTATGTGCAGCAATTGGAGTATTGGGCTGGCAACACGGCGTCGCTCAATAACGTCGGTTTCTCGGCGGCCTCCATGGTTGCGGCGACCAATACGACGTTGGACGTGCGCGGTGTGATCCAGTTGTCCGGCATTGGCGGCGGGTCGGCCCTGACAAATGCGGCGACGACTAACAACGTGCTGCGATTTACCGTTGCGCACGACGTACCGCCGTATGCTATGACGCTGACGACACCGAACAATCTCATGCAGATGTTCGGCACGACACAGGCTTAAGAAGGAGCGATCCGATGAAGGGCGCAAAAGGCCATCACCACGGCAAACGGCACAAGAAAGCGGCCGGCGGCCGTGAAGAAATGTGGGTGTCCGGCAATCCTGACGTTAAGAAAGAGGCCGAAGGCAAGGAGCCTTACGACAAGGGCGACGAGAAGCGCGAAGGTCACGAGCCGAAAAAGCACGGCGGACGCGCCAAGCATCATCGCAAGGATGGCGGCAAGGTGCTCGGCCTGATGACCGGCGGCAATGTTCGCCCTCGGCTTGATCGTCCGGGCCGTAAGCGTGGCGGTGGGGTCGGTTCTGACCGCAGCCCGTTGTCGTCCGCGCATCGCACATCAGGTGCGGAATCGCATCCGAAGTCAGAGGATAGTTACGGCGGGACGCCCAAGTAGGTGAATTATGGCCAAATTGACGGCGGCGAAGCGCAACAGGCTGCCGGCGTCAACATTCGCCGGCCCGGACAGGTCGTACCCCATTAATGACCTGAGTCATGCCAGGGACGCGCTTGCAAGGGCGAGTGGCAATGCCGGGCCTGAGTTAAAAGCGCATATCCGGGCTGCGGTGCATAAGAAATTTCCTGGCATCAAGCAGCATGACGAGGGCGCACATCCGAAGCGCCATAGTTAGGAGAGGCGCTCCATGCAGCCAACTGTCGTCCAATATGGCCTGATCGCCAGTTCAACCACGGTCATTGTCAACAATTACAGCACGGCAACCACCATATTGCCGCTGGTGAGCATTCCAGTGACGCTGGATGTGCAGCGCCGCGTCAACTTCACGTTTGCCGCCAACGAAAGTGCAAACACGTTTCGTATTGTCGGCCTCAACCAGGCCAATATGACGATCAGCGAAACGATAACCGGCAGCAATGCAACGCAGCGAGAAACGCTGCTGGACTACTTCAAGATTATTTCCATCACGGCGGCCAGCAATATCGGCGGGGCGGTGTCGGTTGGAACCGATTCGAACGGCGGCAGTCTGTGGAACATCGTCAATTGGCACGTTACGCCGGTCAACATCCAATATGCCTGCATCTTGTCCGGAACGCTCAATGCGACGTTCACAATTCAATATACGTATGACGATCCGAATAACCTGCCGGTTGGCGTGACGGCGCCGCAGGCATTCAATCATCCAACGATAACCAACCAGACAGCCACGATTGACGGCTCGTCTAACGATCCGATTACGGCGTGGCGTTTGCTGATTAGCGGCGGAACCGCTACGATACGCGCGATCGGCATTCAAGCTGGGATTGGCGGACCGTAATGGCGGATCCTATCGGAACCCAAGGCATTGCGCAGCAGCGCACAACCGGCGACGTCGATTTGGCGTTCGAGGGCGGGTTGGACTTTGTGTCTCGCATAAACCTGCTGCAACAGAAGAAGGCCGAATACGAGCAGGCCTTGGTCGCGCTGCGATTGGGAACGACTGCCAAGGACGCCTTCGACCAATCCAGAGAGAAACTGAAGGAAGCCGCTGATGCCCAGAAGGCTGCAGCGGCCATTCTGGCCGACGCTCGGGCTAAAGCCACTGAACTTGTGCAGGACGCGCAGGGGCAGGTGATGCGCCTGAAGGCCGACGCCCAGAAAGAGGCGGAACAGAAGGTAGCGGATGCGGAAACCGTTCGGCAGCGTGCCTTGCGCGAGGTGGACGATATGCGGAAGGAGGCCACGGAAACGTTGGCCAACGCCAAGCAAAAACTGAAGGATGTCAAAGCGGCTGATGCCGTGGCCAAGGCGGCAACAGATGCGCATCGCAAGGCGGATGAGGCGGCAAGGGCCGCCGCTGCGGAGAGTGCGGACACGGCCGCCAAGTATCATGCTAAGATTGAGCGTCTGAATTCCATTTTGGCTGCGGAGTTAGCCTCAGAGAGCCGCTAAATGGACGCAAGCGGCAACAATTCCCCCGATCTGGTAGTAACGACGCAGGGAACCGGCCCCGGCGAGCTTGTTTGGCTGGCGTCTGGCCAGCAGATTGCCGTTTCCGGTATCAGTATCAGCGGCATCAGCATTTCCGCTGGCCCTCAAACCACGACGCAGGCGTCCACAGGTGTCACCGGCGCTTTCGTCTGGCTGGCCGGCAGTCAGACGATATCGGTTCAGATTTCCGGGATTGCGCCGACGACGACGGCCAGCGGGATGTCTGGGGTTACCGGCGTCCCAGTCTGGGTGGCTAATCCGGGGTCCGGTAGCGGGGCAACCGCGTCGGCGACGTCCCAGAGTGCGATGTCCA